CCATCTAAATCGCATATAACTACATTCTTAGTCATGGTGTTACTCCTTATGTCGTTCTCTTTGGGTTAGTGCCACGCAATGTGGCTGGGTTAGTTATTAGCTGGTAGTTGCCCTTGTTGTACTCCTGCGCGACACACCAGCCGAGTCGCGCTTTCCTAGCCTCGTGGTCACCGCATACTAGGCACGTGGTTATGCCTAGCTTCGCACGGGCAGGCGAGTAGGGTTTGTTGCATTTGGTGCATAGGGTTTGGCTCATTGCGTTCTCCTTCGTTGAGTAAGTATAACAATGTAGTACATTGTTACACAGGGTTAGCTGTGCGTTACACACAGGGGTTTAGGTATTGTTATATTGTTACGAGAATTGGGTTGAATGTTACGGGACGTATAACAATAGGTCACGAGTCAAAGTGCTGATAAACCGTGGCCTGTAGGATTGTTATATGTATATTGTTATATTGTTATGAAAAAATGAAAGAAATACATACATATTTGTTTGCTGCTTTCACTGCATGAGAGGCACGAAAGAAAGGTTTACAATTTAATACGTCCTTTTTTTCGCATAACATTACACAATAGGGTGTTTTTCTTTGTGCATCATATATATAGCGCATAACATTAAACATAACATTAAGATTTTTCCGTAACATTGTGGTACACACGAGTGGCGCAGTGTCTCCATAACTATCATCATTTTGTTATGATGATCTAAGACAAGGTAAGGATTCCCTACGTTGTCGATCTGGGGCTGATCTGGCCGATTTTCGGGTGATTTTCACAGGCGCAAAAAAATTGCCCCGCCGGATAACCGACAGGGCAATGTGTGACGCGTGGTACGTTATACGCGCGGCGGCCATGGCCGCGTGTTTCTTAGGTGCGCGTCCTGTGCTTTTAGTTTTTTAGACTTTCGCTTTTTAGTGAAACAGGCGCGATGCTTGACTCTGAAATTACCATTCATTTATTTGGCCCCCCTGATTGCTTCAAGTGATTCGATTAACTCAGAGATCGACGCGGTAATGTTGCTAGATGCTTTTATTATCGCGCGCTCTTCTTGTGTATCGGTTATATATGCGTTGATAGGTGCAAAGGCTTTTTGTACCACCTCTAACTTTTTAGCGAGCGCATCGCACTTTGCATCAAAAGTGCTAGCAGTAATCTTAGGCGTGCTACTTTTGCCGCCGCCATTTTTAGTTTGTGGTCTCGCTTTTTGTACTTTGTGGAATAGTGATTTATTGGCTTTATCTGTAGCACGTTTTCTAGCATCCTTACTTTTATTCTTATCGGTTTTCGAAAGGAACATATGCTTTCGCACGCGCTGAAGCATGGTATTAAATGCCTCAGTAGTTAATCCGGCTTTCAAAAGCGCGGTATGCTTTTTACGCAACGCGTCGATAACTTCGCGACACGCGTCATAGGTTTTTTGTACTACGTCCGCGTCATTGCCAAATATTGCCCCCCACGTCTTAAACCAATTTTCATACTTTGCATCATCCTTTGCACTTACTGTTACCAGCATAGCCAAACCATTGTTATCAAGTGCCGCTCCTAATTCTTTAGCACTGGCATCGATTGACAGCGCGGCCTTGCCAGTTGCCTCATATGCGTTAGTGAATTTGCTAATCGCCAAAGTGATTGCACGCTTGTTAGTTTTGATCTGAGTAGTTTTAGTCATTGTCTCTTTTCCTTTGTTTAAACGTAGGGATTTCCCTACGTTGTAAGTTTAGCTATTGCATAACGTGGTACACGTGGCGCTAGTTATAACGTGGTACGTTATAAAAGAATGCGACGTGGTACGTTATAAAAGAATGCGACGTGGTACGTTTAGCAACAGCGATGGGATAACGTAGGGAAATCCCTACGTAGGTGAGAGATGAACCTCTCACTTACATATATAGTACCACGAAATTAAAAACACGCATCAAATAGTGGTACGGGGTGGGCAACCCCCTTTCCGCCAAATAGGGGGGTGGGCAACATATACATAATAATATGCACAACCAACCACCACTTTTCACAACTCCCCACCACTTTCTCTAATAAAATCAATGACTTACCCCCACCCCCCTCTTTTTTACCCCCGCCTACCTCGCACCCCACCCCCTCCGCACAGGAAACACCCCCCGTCAGGGGACCCAAACCTCCTGTTTGAATTCTGCAATATTATTTTTTGATTTCTGTAAGACAGGTTGATATTACGTAACTATATGTTAGACTTTACAAAATTCGGTATTTTGGATACCTGCACCTATGTCTGTTGTACAAGTGGAACCTACAAAGGACCACCCGCTGCCCTATGATCTGTCGGACAATAAACCGGCTAATTTGCTAGAAGAGATAGCAGTCGCGGGAAATACAGCAGAGCTACAAGTAGAACTGGGTGCCTCTTTGGACATCTCCGAGGGCGACATAGCCCGCGAGAAAGAATTGCTAGAGGCAGTTGCCAAAGCGCAAAAGCCCGCCAACCTTACAAACCAGACCACAGCTTTTGCTGCGGCTGCATTTCTTCGCACGTACGGTGCCCAGCTTGCTATGGATGCGGCTCAGGCGCGTGCCGCCATTACGAACAAACTTATGGAAATCGCTGACTGCGGCGACCCAAGGTACGAGCTGAAAGCACTTGAGCTTCTCGGCAAGCATAGCGACATCGGTATATTCACCGAGCGCAGCGAGATAACGATCAACTACAAGAGTCCAGAGGACTTGGAGAAGGCAATCAAGGAGCGAGTTAAAAACCTCCTTAATGCTACTGTAGTAGATGTAACTCCAGCAGGCGGGGCATCCGAGGAAGAACTGGACGAGCTGCTAGGCATCGCTGTAATGGACGACGAAGACAACGAAGAAACAGAAGAAGTAGAAGAAATTAACCTAGAGGAAGAAGAGTCGAATGACGAGCACGACGCCGTTTGACAATATTTCTCTTCAGGACATACCAAAGATACTGCCCTTGCTTTCGCAGCCGGAGCAGGAAAGGATATTGGCGGAACTTGAGCAGCTAGAAAAGCTCAAGAAGCAGAAAAAGGCCCAGACTAGGTTCTTGGATTTTACCAAGCAGATGTGGCCTACGTTTATTAGTGGTAGGCACCATGCGCGGATGGCTGAAGCATTTGAACGAGTGGCTCGGGGCGAGTGTAAGCGTCTTATTATCAATATGCCTCCTCGTCATACTAAGTCTGAGTTTGCTAGTTACCTTCTGCCTGCTTGGTTTTTGGGTCAATTTCCCCACAAAAAGGTCATTCAGACCTCTCATACCGCTGAATTGGCGGTAGGATTTGGTCGAAAAGTAAGGAATCTGGTAGATCAGGACGCTTACCACGCAATATTTCCTGATTTACACCTGTCTTCGGACAGTAAAGCGGCAGGGCGCTGGAATACGAGCAGGGGCGGAGACTATTTCGCTATCGGTGTTGGCGGTGCGGTTACCGGTAAGGGTGCCGATCTACTGATTATCGACGACCCGCACTCAGAACAAGAGGCGGCGTTAGCGGAGACGAACCCGGACATATACGACAAGACCTACGAGTGGTACACATCAGGCCCTCGTCAGCGTCTTCAGCCGGGTGGGGCCATCGTTATTGTTATGACGCGGTGGTCTCTGCGGGATTTGACGGCACGAGTGCTTAAAGCTAGCGCTCAACGGGGTGGGGACGAGTGGGAAGTTATTGAATTTCCTGCACTTATGCCTAGTGGTAACCCCCTATGGCCGGAGTTTTGGTCGAAAGATGAGCTTGCTGCGCTAAAAGAAGAACTGCCAAACAGCAAGTGGATGGCTCAGTATCAGCAGGAGCCGACATCCGAGACATCTGCCATAGTTAAACGTGAGTGGTGGAGGACGTGGGAGAAAGACGACCCTCCTCCAGTAGACTTCATCGTGCAGTCGTGGGACACGGCGTTCGAGAAGACTAATAGGTCGGACTACTCGGCGTGTACGACGTGGGGTGTGTTCTACCACCCAGACGAGAGTGGAGTTTCGCAGGCAAATATTATCCTGCTTAACGCGTTTAGAGACAGGATGGAGTTTCCTACACTTAAGCGCAAAGCGGTCGAACAGTATGAAGAGTGGGAGCCGGATAGCCTTATTGTAGAAAAGAAGGCATCAGGGTCTCCGTTGATTTACGAGATGCGGGCGATGGGCATACCGGTGCAGGAGTTTACCCCCACAAAGGGTAACGACAAGATTACGAGGCTAAATGCGGTCTCAGACTTGTTCGCCTCTGGCATGGTGTGGGCACCTGATAGGTCTTGGGCTGAAGCAGTAATTGATGAAGTTGCCAGTTTCCCTGCGGGGGAGCATGATGACTATGTGGACTCTGTGTCCCTAGCATTGGCGCGGTTTAGGAAAGGCGGCTTTATACGCTTACCTACAGATGAGGTGGAAGACGAACCGCTGTACAGGCGGCGCGGCGGGTATTACTAATGGCAGAGAAAACAAAATTTGAAAGGTGGCTGGCTAGTCTAACCCCCGAGCAACGTGCGGCGTTTGATGCGTCAATGGAGTTTGCCGACCAAGAAATAATGGC